AAAACCATTGAGCACAGACTGTGATCCCACGCCCGCCGTACTGCGAGTAGTTCTTGGCTTTTGGGCTAGTGCAACGTGCCAACATGGTTCTCCAAACGTAATGCTCAGGGGACTCACGACCGCCTTTGTAGGCTCCATGCACCGTGCGGGCTTTCATCCACAAGACACGCTTGATTGGGTTCATCTTCCGTCTCATTGCACCCATTCTATACTCCTTTACATTGATGTCAAGTATTATCCTTGTGCGTAGTCACAATCGTGTCGGCAGGGGCAATACCGGCACAGTCCAGACGGGCGGGCGGGCCAGTTGCCATGCTCATAGGCATCGTGGATACGCTGGATACGCTTCATGATCTCAGCCCACACAGCGTTGACGCCAGCCCGGTCGTACTGCTCGGTATCCATCTCCATCGTTTTCAGCCACACGAGGGAAGTCTTGATCCGTTGTACGTCCGGGTAGTGCTTGAACACCTGCGCTGCGAACATCTGCATCTGGAAGAAGTCAGGGTTGCGCTTGCCGGTTTTCCAGTCCATCACAACCGCGTCGTTTCCGATGATTACAAGCACGTCAAGTTTACTGCGCAGCCATGCGTCAGGCTCCCACCAACCTGTTGGCGTGAGGTTCTCCGTCAGCACCAGTTCCTTCTCGATGTGCAGTTCACCCTGCCTCGCCAGCTTCTCCACCGACTGGCAGAGGGGTTCGTACTGGGCTACTTCGGTCGGCAATCCCGACCCTTTTAGTCGGTTTTCAAGGAACGTGTGGATACGTTCCCCGTACTTGGAAGCGTCGCCACCTTCATCGACCACTTCCTTGGTGATCCGCTGCCTGTAATAGCGCAGCGGGCAGTTCTCAAACAACTTTATGGATGAGTACGAATGTGAAAGGCGCATGGGAGTAGGCCCACAGGGGGTGCCTGTGGGTAGTTGTGTCGTTGGAACTTTCACTATACACCCCGGTATCGGGGTGTCAATCACGTGTCGCCGTAGTTCTTCGCCGCACCGGACTCACACGCAACCGGCAGGTCGGACGCCCACTTCGGAGGGGTGGACATAATCCCAATGAGCTTGGCCTCGGCGGCTTCCACGTTCTTATCCGGTACTGCTACAATGATTTCGTCGTGGACTTGGAACGCCACCTTGAAGTGCTGCCCCGCTGCGGCCATCTGCTCCCGGATCACCAGTGCTGCCAGCGCCTGCACACAGTTCTCCGTCACCTTGCCCCCATAGATGCGGGTCCACGGGATTGCTGCCTGCTCACCGGCCTGCGCCTTCTGGAATGACCGGGCATCCGAGATGTATTCGAACCCGTTGGCCGTCTCCCGCAGTGCCGGGTAGCGGATGTAGAACCCGTTGGGCAAGCGGATACCTTCTGCACTGCACGTGATTTGTTGATGCAATTCACGCTCGACACCCTGCAATATGTTTCTGAGTGCGTTGCCGCAAGCTTGCCAGAACTGCACGATCTTCCAGTTCTTCTGCCGGTACAGCCGGACGATGCGCTCGGCTGTGTTCTCGTCTATTACCACTCCACCTTGGACGCGCAGCATGTCACGGAACTTCGCCGCCCCGGCTCCGTACCCCAGTGAGAGTATTGCCACCTTACCCACAAAGCGTTCACTTTTATCAGCCTTCGTTACAGTCCGACCGTAGACCTCACTGGCAAACTCAGAGTACACATCCCGCTTCTCACGGAATGCCTGCACCAGATCATCCTGCCCTGCTACCCATGCCACCATACGGGCTTCGATCTGCGACGAGTCACAGGCGATCAGACTCTGCCTTTCGGGTGCCTTCAGCGCCCGCCGGATGGTGGTGTTGCCCCGGCTCGGAAGGTTTTGCAAGTTCAGTTTGTCGCCGCCACTGAAGCGCCCAGTGTGCGCCCCGTAGTAGTTCAACATGATGGGTAAGCGGCCACGCTCTGCCACCCCGATGAGGGACTCTGTCCGTGTCTCTTCGATGGTGGACTTCACCCCGAGGCGTGCCGCTGCCAGTGCCTGCACACGCTCATCAGGATGTTCCAACAAGTCAGTGAATCCTTTGTCAGTCTTGGCGAATGCCCATGTCTCTTTGCCCGTGGTAAGACTGACTTTGCGCGGCGGCTCGATACCCAACCGATGCAGTGCCGCGGCAAACTTTGGGTTGGACATGATGTCCTCGGTGGTGACATCCACCTCCTGCATCAGCGCCGCCTTGCGAGCACGCACTTCCTCAAGATGTTTCTCCAAGAGTGGCACGTCGAGTTCGATCACTGGCTCGGTGTACATGCGCAGCGTCTGGTCGATCACCATCAACTCACTGGCGGGGAAGCCCACCTTCATCTTGTTCCACAGGGCGTAGGTCAGGTTCACGTCGTTCTTGCAGTACTCGCCGTATTGCGCGAGGTCTGCTGGTGTGAAGTCCTTCTTGCGTTTGCCCAGTGCGGCCACCACCTCGGTGCCCTTCTCGCCCAGCTTGTAGTGCGCCGCCAGCTTGGCAAGTGACCCACCCACTGTGACGTTGTGCAGCGGACGGGCCATGCTCAGAGTATCCAGCCACAGCTTTGGTTTGATCCCGAAGTGCCATGACAGGATGGCACCATCGAACGCGGTGTTGTGGCACAGGATGGCTTTGTTCCGGTAATCAAGACTGTTGAGGAACTTGCCCGGGGTATCCCCGCTGTACCAGTCGGTCGGATAATTGTTGACCTTGACGCCCACACCGATGACTTCAAACCTCGGGTCACGGATGTACGCCTCGGTGGTCATCTTCGACAGGGAGAACTCCTTGTCGTAGTAGGTTTCAAAGTCAATGGTTACGATGTCCATTGTCATTGGTTTCTCCTTGCTCTGATAACTGCACCCGGTCCTCCATTCATGCTCCTACCAATCTCAGCAGCCGCCCGAACGATGGCGCGGCGAGTGGCGGAAAGAGCGTCACCATTGTGCGATTCCGTGATCGCCATACCGATTCCAGTCAATACCTCGGTAAAGCCATCTTCTACCCCAACAGTAAGAAACACCCTCACAGCTAACGCCAAAGCATCGCCGTCGTCGGTTAGTGGTTTCCAAGCTGGTCTAAATGGTCTGCCCCGATCAAACCAAGTCAGATACCCCTTTTCATAAACTGCATCAATCCCCGCCGCCTTCGCAGCCAGTTCCAACAATTCGCGGTCATCCACTAGACTCATTCCTCACCCCCAATGCCATGCGCTCGTTCGATTGCGCGGGCGAAATCAACTACCGTCCCGCTTGTTGCCATATCCAAATGCTCGATCTCCTCCTCCGTCAGCGGCGTGCGCTTGGGCGGGGCGGCGCGAAGGGCGTCTCGTATTGGAATCCCGCTAATGATGGCGTGCTGCTCAATGTAATCCATCTCCTGCTGTGCCGCTTCTCTTAGAACCTGTTCAACTTCCCCCACCTCCTGCAATACCTCAAGAAGTTTCTGGATGTAGTGCTCACCCTTGGCGATCTCCTGCGCAGACACATCCTTGCTGCCCATCCGCATGATGTACTTCAGCGCGTTGCCACGGTAGTAACCGATTCTCTGCTCACGTGGCCACGTATCGACCACATCCCACGGCTCCACGCCCATGTTCTTGTAGTGGTCACCGCCGACCTGCCAATCATTCGCACTGACAGGTACTGGTTCAACGGCGGTGTCCGCCTCTGGTTCTCGCACAGGCTTTGCGATCTCTCGCGCTTCTTTCCGCAACGTGTAGATGGTTGGCAGCGCAGTCTCAAACTTGGCTGCTGCGATTGCAGGGGAGACATCAGGGTTCTTCACAAAGTAGTCGATGATGCGTTGTTTCTTGGTGGGCTTTTTCATACAAGTTCCTTCGGTAGTTTTGGTAGTGACACAACCTTGTGTCGGTGTTTGATCCGCGTCTGCACCGTGCGGATCGCCTGCTCCATGTCCTTCACAGTGATGACATTCAGTTGCGCGTCGTGAAGTTCCATCAATGTGTTGAGCATGGATATTTCTGGGCCAGTCGGCGTGAACCTACCGTGTTTACCAGCCCGATCCACGATGGCGAGGATGGCGCACTTACCGTCCATGAATATGGCGTGGTACTCCTTGCCGTTCCCCATATCCATGAGAGCTTCGGTTACGTTGCACATGGCGATGAGTTTGTCTATGTCATGCTTCTTCGCTGTGCCATGCGTAAGTGCGTACATCGCAGCACTGTTTTTAATCTTGAGGTCGACAAGCGGAAAGTTGTTGGTGTTTAAGTACGTCACACTGTCCATGACATACCCAAGTGGGTCGCGCAGTACAGGGCGTGGGCGGTACTTCTTTCTGGGGCGGGCGCTTGTACCCATTCAGACACCCGAGCAATCGTTATTCTGCGCCGCTGCCCGGCGTGCCGCGTACTCCTGCTCCATTTCTGGCGTGGGTTTGCCCCGCAAAAGGAACGTAACGATAGACGTTACAACCAGTCCTGCGGGTACCGCTAACCAGACGGGGTGTATAAACCCAAGGGCGAGCGTGGGTAACGCAGCAACACCAGATAGAAGTGATATGGTATCACACGTGCGCTTGTATATTTTAGCTGGTTTACTAAACTCTTGTGGCGCAGGTGGTCGTGCAGGTGCCACTGGGGTATTCCGTATGGTACGTTCCATCCGCGCAGTATGTAAATCTGGTATGGATATTACCGCCATTTGAGTCTCGGTCATACTATGTTGGCGGGTAATACCGGGATCAGTGAAACGGACGTGTCGATCAGTCATGGGGGACTGTGTAGTTGGCGGTATGCGCATCGTATTTTCCTTTCAAGTAAATAAGTTTTCGTGTAAATGCAGCTTCGCCCACCTTGCTTGGTGGATGGGTTTGCATCAACTCAAGCACTGCGGTTATGGCTTGTTCCCAAACTATTCTGGCTTGCGTATCCACGTGATATCTCCTTATCCACAATTTTGTGAACTTCGTATGCTTCCCGGGCGCTCCCTTGTGTCTTGATAATGCGCTGCATAATTTGCCATCGTTGTGCGTCGGCAGCGTGCTGGTCACGTTCCTGTTTATACTTCGCACTAGCTTGTGACAACTGCTCAACATCTTGTTGTAGTTGGGCAATACGAGCTTGTTGTTCAGATAAAACTACGTTTTTATACTCTATATTTTGTTTGAGATATGCGTTCTCCGCGCTTAAATAATTATAGTTTGGGGCGATGTTAGTATGTATTGGGGTATAGTTCATAGTAGTCCTTTTACTTTGAGTTTTTTATTCCGCAATCGTTCGGAAAGTTTTTTCTTATACTTATCGGTGCTTCGATATTTGCGATGTCGTTCCCGCTCAAGGTCCCGCGCTTTTTCCAACCGGGAGGGGCGTATCTCCCGGAGTAGTTGCGATACTAAACTAAAGGGGTCATGTGGTTTGTCCATCTAAAACCTCCACATCAGACCATAGAGCAATATGTACCGGGTTATTGTCTTTATCAGTGCAATAACCATATGTCCCATCAAGATAATGAAACCGTAGGTTAAGCGTG